TAGACACTGTAGAAGCTTCTGCTGAAGAGGCCCCAAATGAGGTAGAGTGGGTACTGGTACTGCACGATTCCACAATGCGTGACTTAAACTTATGCCTGAAAGTGGTAGGTACTCTTAAGTACTCATCCGGGTTTTTTGATACTTCTCGTATGTGGGTAATGTGTGCTGCCGGAGTAGAGCATCTTATAAAGGAGTACAAAAGACTTGCATGGAACAGCGTGGATTTAAGACTGCCTACAGAACATTATGTTAGCAACCTAAAAGGGAAGTATAATTTATGAAAAACAACAGGGGTCTGGAATTACTTGGGACGGTAGTAACGGTAATTGTGTTCGTAGAAAAATCAAGAAAGGATAAGGAGGTATACCATGGCAAGTATTAAGGTACAGTCTAATGTGATAACCTCTTTTCAGGTCAAGGAGGATGCCCCTATCTTACACAAGGAGAGGATGAAAAAAGTCACAGATGGGGAATCATTTACAGTGTATAACAACTTTTTGCAAGAAGTGGCTGGAGAAGTTTTCGATGGCCCTATATACACTAACGGTGATGAGTGGGGCTGTGTGTTGGTACATGACAATGGATTAAGCTATTGTATTCCAAGTTGGTTGCTTTTGCTGGAGGAGGTAAATAAGACTAATTATGAAACACTTAACTAGAAAACAAAGACAAATCTATGCACGGGCTACTAAAATCGGTAATTACATTGTTGAAACCAAATGCACTATTCGGGAGGCAGCCATGGCTCTAGGAATCCCTAGAGCCACAGTACACATGGACATTATGAGACTTGAATACATTGATCCAAGCCTACATAAACAGGTAAGGCCTATCATAGACTACAATCATGTTATGAAAGCTTCCCGTGGTGGTAGAATTTCTAGAAGAGGTGGAAAGAATGGATCAAGTAGTACAGCAATGCAAGGATAGTGCAAGTACTGACTGGACGCAGGTTATCGCACCTGAAGTCCTAGCGTTGTTATTTCTATTAGCACTGATGCTTTGCCTATACCTGCTGAAAAGATATGCGTTCAACGAATAAGTCCTCTTTTTGGAGGATTTTTTCATGTCTTGGGCTTTTTTCAAACTAAAAGGAGGGGAAAGATATGAGGGTGTATGTATGGCAAGAAGTAGTAAGGAGGGTATGGCATGATTTTTCTCCACGTAATATTACAGGGGACATATGCCATGACGAGCATGTCTCTTGGAAGCGGCTAGGTGTACAAGAAGATCCACCGGAAATTATAAAGAACCTAGATGCTCGAGACTGCATACGGATTGACCCTGAAAGCCACGAGATTCATAGGGTCTTTAATAAAGTATATCTTCTCAACGGGGATATCGTCTATTATGTAGACCCAGAAGTCATTATAGATGAGGAGTCTAGAAAAAGGTACAATGACGCAAAGGAGAAGTTCCTAGGCCCAACAAATAAATCAGTTAAATGGAGGAAATGAAAATGAAGATTGGACAATTAGTCACTATTACTAATCCATCACGTAAAAAGTGGTGTTACGGGGTGCTTTCAGAACTCTATGATAACAAAGCAATATTTTTGGCCGAGTCCTATAACAGTATAGATATTCATAGACTCAGTGTTCCGATGTCTGATGGGGTACTACAAAACGGTAAAGATAGCATATATATTATCACTTTGCTTACTCAAAACGGTGAGCCTGTAATGTCAAGTAAGAGATTTGGCTCATATACTTTTAAACCTAGTAGGCATAAGATTAAACCTAGGGAGAATAAGAAGAAATGGTGGAAACGGACTTAGCAACGGTTTTAATCGGTGTCTTTGCCTTGTTAGTGTTGATATGGCCCCTTACACTAGTCTATATACTAGTAAAATGGATTAACTACAACAGGAAAATTGAAGTACTGTACTATTTGCCTATACGGTCTGAGTCAGGTTTTGAGGCATACTTAATCTATGATGGAAAAGGTATGCCTAAAGACTATGCTCACGACTTTGGTTTTGGAAAGAATCATGTTTTGCTAGGTACGGGGTCTATTCTGGTACCAGACGGCTATTTTAGATTATTTTAGGAGGTATTCTTAATGCCAAGTAAGCTGGAGCAATATATACCTACCCTCATCGCTTATTTCAACAATGACCCGGGCACAATGAAGTTGGTGCTTCAATATGTGGGTGATGACGACCCATATGGATTGATTGAGCTGATCTTGTCCCATCCAATTAAGACTCATTGGCTCAAAACAGAGCCTGCATTTTTCCGTGAAATTGTTACGGGTAGCAAGACCTTTGAGGTAAGAAATAATGATAGGGGTTTTGAAGTAGGTGATGTTCTCATCCTACAGGAGTACTTACCTGCTTGGGCCCCTAAGCCCGGGTATTCTGGTAGACAGATAAAGAAAAAGATATCTTATATACTTGATGACCCTAGGTTCTGTCGTGAAGGTTATGTTATATTGGGTCTAAGGGATTAGGAGGTATTCATGAATAAATCCACTTGGTTGTGGGATATTTCCCTTGCTATGGCTGGGTACTCTGCTAGGGATGAGTACTTGAAGTTTTGTAAAGCTAACAGAGTGAACAAAATCTACCTTTGGTGGCCTTTAGCCCCCAATTTTGCACAGTATAAGTCCTTTGTCTATGACATGGGTAGAAATGGTATTGAAGTCTATGCTTGCATTGGTAGTGCTTATATGTATGATCCTGACAACTACTCACAAATCCAAGCCAGACTTAATGCTATACAAAGTTATCAAGATAGTGGGAACGTGGACACCATGTTTAAGGGCATCATGTTTGACATAGAACCTCATACTCTGGATGAATGGAAAGACGGTAATGGGGACACAAGGCTAGACATGATAGGTCAGTGGCTGGAAGTGATGGACAGATATAACGGCTTTGTAAAGAGAAACTTGGGTTTGTCTGTTGGCATGGCCGCCCCCTTATTATTAGGTAAGGAGGAGTACAGTGATTATCTGCCCTCTATCCTTTGCTACCATGATGAAATCGTGGTCATGGCCTACAGAAACACAGCTTCTGGGAACGACTCTATTATGGACCATGCCTTACCTTTTCTTAGAGTAGCGGAATATCTACTACTTCCAGAGTCCGTTGTAATTGGTGTAGAAACTAAGGATGTTCAGCCCACGAAAACCACCTTCTTTTCAGCAGGAAGAAGGATATTGGAGATGGAGTTAAAAACAGTGGATTTTTGGGCTAGAGATTATAAATCCTACAAGGGTGTATCTATCCATGCATTGAATTATTGGATGGACTTGCCATATGACTCACTTTACACATCATTATAGGGTACAAAGGAGAGGGTTTTGGCCCTCTCCTTTCCTTTTTGTTAGTTGGAATTTCGGAAAGGAGGGTCTTGGATGTTTATGTGGGACACTGGTAAGATTCAGGACGAAATCACAGACCATCTAAAGTTCATAGACGTTGCGTTGATACAAGCAACAAAAGACGGGGACAGTGAGGCAGCATTACAACTACTTACAGCAAAGTCTATAGCACTTGTGGCATTATCCAATACTAAAAGAGTGTAGGAGGATGGAACTGTGGGTAAGGAGACTAGTCTTAAGGAATTAATGCCAACTGGGTTAACTTCTGAGGACGTGGTGTTTGTATGTATCGGGACAGATAGGTCTACTGGAGACAGTTTGGGCCCATTGGTAGGCCAAAGACTTCAAGAGCTGGGATACCAAGTGTATGGAACACTTCAAGAACCTGTCCATGCTTTGAATCTAACAGAGTGCCGAGAACGTTTGCCTAAGGACAAGATTATTATAGCCATTGACGCCTGTTTAGGTAAGACCACCAGTGTAGGTAAGGTGAAAGTGAAAAAAGGCCCTATGATCCCCGGAGCGGGGGTTAATAAAAACCTAGGGGAAATCGGAGACTACAGCATAGCTGGTGTTGTAAATGTGGCTGGATTTATGGAATACTTTGTACTACAGAATACCAGATTGTCTATTGTACTAAATCTTAGGGATCAGATCGTGGATATGGTAACTAAGGCCTTGCCAGTGGTTAAGGTGATTCAGTTCCCTAGGCCAACTCTTAGTAGTCAAGTCCGAGCTTGGATTAACAAGGCCTTATATAATAAGGAGGGTATGGTATGACGCTGACTATGGAGGAAAAGCACAGACTTTGTAAAGAAGGTAAGATGGATATCAACGAGTTCTTACAAGAAAACAGGGGCTTGGTTGGCTTCCTAATCAACCGTAGATACCAACTACCAGATGACATGGCTATTATGGGTATATCTGAGGACGACATGGTTCAGGTTGGTATGGTTGGGCTGTGGAAAGCTTATCAGACATTTAAGACGGACAAGGGTATTAAATGGGCAACTTACGCAGTCCGGTGTATTAAAAATGAGATTGGGATGTTATTGCGCTTCCACCGGAAAAATGGGCGTTATGACCCTAATATGAAATACTTAGATGTTATGGTGGCAGAGGACTTAAGTTTAGGTGACGTAATACCTTCTGATGATGACAGCTTGGATAGATTACTGGACACTATTTCCAAGTATGAGGACTTGAAGTCCGCTAAGCTTTCCAATACGCAGAAGAAGATTTTGGTTCAATACCTAGCTAATCCTAATTTAACTATGGTAGAGCTGTCTGAGAAGTTGGGGGTGTCACAGTCCTACATCTCTTCTTGGATGAAGCGGGTAAGAAAGAAGCTAAATACACTAGCATCATAAATATGGGAGGCCTTAAGGTCTCTTTTTTGTTACATATGGGATATCCTACAAAGCCTCCAATTTCTTTAGTGTAAAGAGAAAGGGGCTGTGACTATATGAGTGAATTCCCTTTAAGAGACTGTGAGTCCTGTATCCATAATAACGTTTGCAGATATATTGATGCTTTGTCTATGATCATAGAGAAGAATCTACTGCCCATAGATTTTGAAACCGTAGTGTGCAAAGAACATGAAGAAATTGATGACATCCTAGGTGAGCCAGATGACTATAATCCACAACTACACATCTTGGAATATACTAAAATGTATATGCCAGATACTGACCAAGTAGAATTAACTATTATAGTAAACTCTACAACCCTTACTACTATGTTATATGACTGCTATTCTGAGAAAGATGGCACTATTACTATTGACAAATATGTATTTAATGTGGTCATTGATGAGGACGTGCCCATTGGAGAATTTGTAGTGGAGATATCTTTAGAGAAGGATGAAGGCGATGATCTCAGCTGACCAGTCAATATACCTTTGCTATCCAAAAGGCTATGAAGAGCGGACAACTGCTATTATAGCCAGCAACGATGCAGAGGCCTCATATAAAGCTATGCTTAATCCAGGTATTAAAGAAGCCGTGGAATTGCTAGGTGGAGAGCTCAAAATGAAGAACCTGTCTCAAGCGTTCTCCAAGCAAGGCTACAACATCTATATACAGTTGGAAGGCAATTACCACTGATTCCCTTAGGGTCTCTTTTCCCTAAGGGAATTTTCCTATTGTAGGAAATGTACAAAGAAGATTAAAAATTTTTATTGGAAGGAGGGTACTAGATATGGCTGACAAAAAACCAACCATTGTTAGTAGTTTTTCTGTAGCCTTTAAGAAGGCCGCAAACCTAATAGAGGATGTAGAAGAGGCTAAGAAAGTACATCGTCAAAACCTGAGCACCCTCGTAGATAAATATATGAGGGACATCAAGGACGGAAAAGCAGAAGGTATTAGGAATGCTAAGGAGCTTGTTGAGGTAATTAAAGCCGATCTCCTGCTTATGGGTGAAGCCAATGACCGATCTGAAAATACTAGTGCTGTGGAAGAGGCTAGAGTTACTAAGGTTATGAAGGCCTTGGATGAAAACGATCCTACTGTGCAAGATCTTATGAGTAAGATGTTTGATATGTTGAATGAGGAAAACGATGCGGCAGAGGAAGTAGCCAATATTGAGCAGGAATAGATAGGGAGAGGATTTGATCCTTTCCCTTTCTTTTTTGTAGTGAAATCGAAGGAGGGTGTATAAGTGAAGTGGCATTTGTATGTATGTGAAGAATGTGACACGGCTTTTGCCATTGAAGGTAACACGGTCAGTGAGCCTATGTGCCCTAATCAAGACTGCCCAGGTATTGAAACCACTCACACAGGTGAGGTAATCATTGACCCGGAAATTGTAGGAGATGTAGACTAATGATTCAGGCTAGGATGGTTGTTAAAACATTAAAGTCCCAGTGGCTAGAGCCTATTGAAATTGATGAAGAATCCATGGAGACTTCCATGCAACAGGCACAGAGAATTGTAGATGAGCGGAATGCTAGGCTGTCTGCTGACGAAATAGCTTCTGGTAACGCTATCCAGTTAGTGTCTGTAGAAATTGATGACTCTATTTTTGGAATGCCGGATGAGATGGCAGACCCCGGCCCTGATTTCTGGATGGATACTGACGATGATGAGGATTTGCCAGAACATTGTATGGACTGGCTAGCTGACGAACTGGAAAGCGAAAACTGATACATTTCATGTGAAAGAGCCTCCTATGGATTATTATATCTGTAGGAGGTGTTTTTATGAGCTCAAGTCACACAAAGAAAGATTTACAATCTGCGTTAATAAATAAATCCCCTGTGCTTTACACACTGGCCCATGGAAAGATAAAAGGCAATCCAATTACTTTTTATTCAAAGAAACACCCCATCAAGCACCGTCCGTGGCAGGTAGATATACTAAATGACCAGCACCCAGATAAGGTTGTACGGAAGAGTCGTCAGTTAGGTCTATCCGAAATGGCGGTTAGGGAGTTTATATGGTTCCTAGATACTCACAAAATGGCTAACGGAATGTATACGTTTCCACGTAAGGAGCAGATGGAGGACTTTTCCAATACTCGTATCGCTCCTATATTTGATGAATCTGAGTACATGACATCCCGGCTTGACCGTAAGCTGAACAACGTCCGGTTGAAAAAGTTAATCAACGGTAGTCAGTTGTTCCTACGGTCTGCTTGGGGTAGTGCTCTCGGTGAAGGTCAACAAGTAGACATACTAGGCCTTGACGAATATGACCGTATGAAAGATGGCGTAGAGCTAGCTTTCCGAGAATCCATGAAGTCCTCTAGGTACAAACTTATGCGGCGTTGGAGCACGCCTACCATCCCCGGCAGGGGTGTGGACTTGCTCTTTAGCAAGAGCGACCAGAGATTTTACCACCACAAATGTGACAAATGTAATGAATGGCAGGTATTGACGCTGGAAGACAATATTCTCCAAGTCAATCCTAAAGGGGTAGATTTAATTAATGAGCAGATAGAAGATGGTACCTACATGTTTATATGCTCAAAGTGTAAGAGGGAGCTTAATAGGTGGTTTAAGGGTGAATATGTAGCAAAGTTCCCCAGTAGGCACGAGATTAGGGGTTACCATATATCTCAGTTAGACGCTGTGTGGATCAGCGCAGATGAGATAATGCGTAACCAATTCCAGTATAAGGTTAAGCAATTGTTCTATAACTACGTTATTGGTATCCCTTACGCAAGCGAAGGCTTAATGATAACAGACCAAGACGTTTTATCCTGCATAGGGTTTCAAGACCCTGTGGGGTGGAGGGACTACAGTAAATATACTAAAATAGTAGCTGGGGTGGACTGGGGGTACTTTAACTGGATAGTTATCCTAGGCCTAACTGAGGATAAAAGGGTTGAACTGCTAGACTTGTACTGGGTAGAAGATAATCCATCTAGGCCACTGGACTGTGTAAACGTATTTGCGGCTATGTTGAAACCTTATGACCCAGATGTTATTGTAGCGGATAATGGTTTTGGTGCAGACCGTAACACCTATCTATTGCAGCAATTCCCCGGCAAAGTCTATGCCTGTGACTGGGACACTACTAGGAGCAATATACCTCTTGTAGACTCCTGGAGTGATAAGTCAATGAGGGTGCGGGTTGATAAAACTGTTAAGATGAAGAGGACTTTATATAATATCAAGGCTAGAAACATCAAGACATTTGGAGATGGAGAAAAGCTGGGTATGCTTATAAAGCACTTGAAAAATGTAAGGTTTCTTATGGAAGAGGAAGAAGGAGTGGTTTATGAGAGAGTTACTAGGATTGGTGATGA